GAATCTGATTCTCCAAACTATGAAAGTTGTTCAACTTTTCGTGAGTCCTTGACTTTCTTCAACCGATTCTTTATGATGTTTTCCACTAGCAACTTTTGGATGGAGAAGATTCCAATGAAGCATCTCAGCCTTGTAGCCTTGGTTGCAGCAGCAGCTTTGGTTACTGTTTCAAGCGTCCAGGCGCAAACAGCCAAGCAAAACAAGAAGTCCATGGGCACTTCTTCGGCGCCAGGGCCGGTCTACTATGACATGTGGATCAATCGCACTGGCACGCGCGAGGGCAAGGTCCGCACTGTGCGCGGGTATAATGTACCAAACAATCCGGTGATCTTCTGGGACTTCCAAGATCGGAGCAACATCGCCGGCGAATAAAAACTCTTTCTTTTCGTTCCCTCACTCGGCGGACTTTCTGGTCCGCCATTTTTTTTATATATCACTGAATATTTCTAATTGACATTACAGTATGTTCATGTTACAAAGTATCCATCTTGCAGCGCTTATCAACAACCGGAGAAAGAACCATGGACTTTACCGCGAAGAAAATGCTCCCAAAAGATTGGCAGAAAATTATTGAGGAAATGCTTATTCATCAGCAATCTTCAAATGTCCGTTCTACACAACACGATAAAGATATTGGTCGTTTGATTGGAGCTTTGGCAAACAACGATCAATATCAAAAAAATTGCATTGTGGAAGAGCAAGCAGAGAAAATCAAAGGCGTGCGGCTGATTGCCAAAGTCATAGCCAGCGGCAGCATGTATTACTATGATAGAACAGCTGGATTGTGGTATTCTGGATTGGTTCTAGAAAAAGTCGGTATTGCATTGCCCCCTGAACTCTTTGATTGCGGAAAAATTTCCTCTGGTATGAGTGCAAGGGGCGGCAAGTGTTTTATTGACAAGGCTAATAAACGTCTTGACGAAAGATACAAACACAACGCTAGTGCAACTGATGGATGCGTGGCATTGGGCTGCAAACATCGCGATTTAGGTTCTCCGGCCCAACAAACCTTAATGGGGTCTTTCTAAGTGGTTTCAAACATCGGTTGTAGGGGACGAATCGTAGGAAGCATTGGGCTACGATTGTTGGAACCTTCCTAAATACAAAAACAAGAAAAAACAATGGAGTAAAAACTATGGAACTAATTTTTGCCATTGGATTTCTGACTGGTATGTTGACAACAATACTAGGAGTAGTTTTTCTCATTTATACAGGATAAGATTTGCCTAACTACGTTATCAATGATTTAGCTGTAGAAACATGTCCATGGATTCACATAGAAGCTGCAAATAACAGAATCTATGTTATCGGTTTCAACAAACTCAGCCAAATTGTTGAAGACTTAGTTTATGAGAATTTCAATAAGGGTATCATCCAAGACTTCTTTTCTGACTATGATGCTACTCAATTCTTTGAATTAAGCACTCTCAAATCAACTGTTTTTCCTAACACCTTCAACCGAAGCTTTGATACTCTGAAGTTTTTCAAGGGCGGACAAATAGGTTCTCCGGTTTCTAACGCCCTTTTTTTCTTATCTGAAAGTCTAGTCTACACTTTCAATCCAGCTGAAAATGTATCACATCTGAATAATACGCGAACACTACAATTTTGGAAGATCAATAGCGCGCATCCAGGAAAAATCAGCTTACCTGAGAAGTTTATTTTTGATAAAGCCAATACCAATCCTGATGAAACTTCTCAGTATAATCAATCAGTTGTTTTACAAGTCATTGCTGAACTAAGAGCTACAGCACTCGCCAATTGTCTTATTATGTTGCATGGAAATCCAACTTATGGGTATGTTTCTAATCTACCTTTGAATGCTGTATCCAACTCCTATCAGACGATTGTTGATTATCTTCCCAACATTACCATTACCACAGATGCCACTGAAGTCTATAATGATGCAAGCTCATTTGCTATCCTCACAGCTAATATCTCTCATATCAATGCCAATACAATGATCAACATAGAATCCGATTCTGGGTATGTTGTTACTACAAATCTCTATGTTGCCAACTCTTCAAAAACAACAAAAGCCTCTCCGGTAGATGTAACTGGAGGAGAAATAATGAAAATCTTTGCTGGATGGGATAATTATTTACATGTTGCAAATATATCAATTACTGCGATTGGGGCTGAAGTTCCCGATGGACGTTATACAATTCCAGGCTCTTATACATATCGCTGTCCAACAAACTATAAGGTTCTAGAGATTGAACTCTGGGGCGGCGGTGGCGGCGGCGGTGGATCAACTGATACAGAACCAACAAAATTCAATGGATCAAACGGTGTCAATTCTTCTTTTGCTAATCTTGTTTTTGCGGGCGGCGGAATAGGAGGAAATGGTGCAACTGCAGCAGGTTCAGTAAATAACGCTCTAGGAGGAAATGCTTCGGGTGGAAATGTAAATATCAATGGTTATTCTGGCATTATTAAAAGTATTGGGGGAACAGCGCCCGGTCCTGGAGGTGGAGAAGGCGGTCCAACAGATCGTGAAGGTTCTGAACCTGGAGGAGGTGGGGGCGGACATTCAAATGACTTTGGTATTGAAATTGGAATTATAACAGGGGGCGGAGGCGGATCAGGTGCTTATTCAAGAGTGCGTTGGCTTGGGGGTGCTCCTGGTGCCCCAACTGGAAACATTACAATCATTGTCGGCGCTAGAGGCCAAGGTAATGGTGGGGGTCAGCCTGGAGGAAACGGTGCCGTTATTGTTAAGGTGACTTAACGTATTCTAGCCAACGAATCCATATAAGTCATAATCTCTTTTTCAATCTGATCAAAATCAGGAATATTCCCAATCAGCTGTTGAAGTTGATGGATTAAATTTATTTTGAGACGGAATTTTACATCAGCTTGAGTTTGAGTCAGTGTTAGAACTGAAGATATTTGTTTCACTCTATTATTAAGAGCAAATAAAGATAAACCAGTTCCAGGCCACATCATTTTATTATATTGTTCCCAAGCTGGTGTAAGTTTATTATTCAATAAACATTCTCTTTCTCCATCAGTCAATAAATTTGCATTAGGATGTGTCTTAATATCATCATATATCTTTACGAATCTTCCCAACAAAACTTCCAATGAAAAAAAGAAATCATTTATCTCAGACGTCATTACAAGAACGATAGTGTTATTCCCAGACATTTTTAGACTACTCCATATCTTGTCTTGAAACCAATCCTCGGTTTGAAACTGTCATAATGATAGGTATGCGCATAATCTAATGGAATATATGGGCAAATCTTTTTTCCTTCAGCTTCTATTTTATTCCACTCTTTTTCTAGCTCCTCACAAACGGTATCAAAGATTTCTGTCTTAGCAGCATGAATGCCTACGTCAGCTTTCAATTCTTGTGCAAATTCTATATCATATGATGTAGTTAATGCTCTTGACATAGCGGTAACGACTTTTCCATTAATTATTGCTACTATACTATCCATAATAAAGTCTGGATGAAAAAACTTAGGATAACGACGCATCATAGCAACTGTCAATTCAAATACACCCAATGTTTTTATTGTATTGAATATCAAATCTTCTTTATAGTCATTAATTATGGTGCGAGTTATTATTTCAAGAGACTTAATCATATCAATAGATTCATTTGCTTGAACAGGCACGCTGACAAGTCCCCCAACAGCGGCGGCGGGAGTAAGAGTTAGAAAATCGCGGCGTTTCATGACGATTTCTCCTTTTTAGTTCCACTCATGTTCATAACCGGGTTCTGTGCAATAGAACGTTGGAATGGTATGTCTTATCATTTCTTCACGTTTGGTTACATTGATATATTTACTTCCAGGTGGATAATAAGGAATTTCCAATTTCAGTGTAATCTCAATTGCTCGCCTGTCGCCTTTCTTTTTTATTCGCCAAGTAGAATATACATAATAACCTCCATAGTAAACATTAGGTGTTTTATCTGTTTCATACAGTCCTGTTTCAAAGAGCCTTGTTGTTATGACTTCCCGAAGAAACTGATATGTCCCAATACCAGTATCCTTGGTAAGATTGGATACCAGTTGAATCCATCCCGGACCCCAATCAAGTTTAACTGGTATTTTTATTTCAGAATAATTGAGGGCATTGGAACAGATACTATAGACCTGTTCCATTTGTCTCATATCATTGATTTCTTTTTGCTTTTGAGCTACCATCTGCTCAAAAGCATCAAGAAACGTGGCATATTTCAGGGAAGGAACAGGATGATTGAATGGCATCTTTTACCTCGTCGGACCAATCTCTCTCAAGTCCTGTAAGAGATTCTTGATCGTCATATGCTGTTCCTCAACCCGTACCATACAAGCATCGCGTCTGATATCGGCAAGTATCAGAATAATGCTATCTAACCGCTCTTCCACCATTTCAACTGCTTCTAGAGTCGTTATTTCCTTTGTTAGGGAACGTGACATTTATTGCATTCCTTTTTTTTCTCCAGAGGTAGCTTACTAAATAGTAATACAGGAATACACATTTCCTGTCAACAGAGGATTTCATTTCATATGATTTTAGATACACAACCACTTTCGCCAAACTTTTTGAGTCCGCTGAACTTCCAATTCAGCATCAAAAAATGTCCATCAATAAACTTCTTTGCGCAGCGAGTGAATGTGCCGTCATTGATTCTTAATCCAGCAATGTATGAAAATCCATTCACAGTTATTCCTCATGCTGGCGATCACATCAACTTTGAGCAACTACTTGTCACATTCAAAGTTGATGAAAAGTTACAGAACTATCTTGAGATTTATAATTGGATTCGGCAATTGGGATTCCCAGAAGATTGGAACGAATACAAAGAAATCAAGGAGCAACCTAAAGCCTCAGGAACAGGCATCAAATCAGACCTGTCAATTCTAATTTTGAATTCAGCCAAAAACCCTATATTTGAGTGTTTAATAATTGATGCTTTTCCAATAGCTCTCTCTCAGATGATCTTTGAAAGCACCGCACCAGATGTTGCCTTCATCACTTGCGAAGCGACATTCCAGTATACAAACTTCCGCATCAATGCTTTTTGAAACTGGCTTCCCAAGCTGCTAATGTCTCACCAGCAAATTCTTCATTTGGTGACATACATTTTATGATTTCTGGTACTTTCATTTCCATAATACCTTGCATTTGTATTGGCATTCCTTTTGTATAATCTGCTATTGCTAAAATTAATAACATAACAACACCCAGAGGAAATTTCTCAGTTCCGGCATCTTTCAATAGCTTAGGATAAAATTTTTGCACCAGATGTGAATTATTATCAAGTGCTACTAATCTCCGTAGCATTTCGTCACGATCAGGTAACTTACTTTTCATGGCTGTATCCTCACATTTTCGCCTACCATTCGTGCTTGACATCCATGGAGCGGATGCCACCTCGTTTCCAACTCCGCATCAAACTTGTATTCCATATTTTCAGGCCGATGAAGATTATATGGCCGGTAAACATCCTTATAAGCGAGTGTAGCACAATACTTACTCATTCCCAAATATCCAGCTATGATTAATCCTCCAAACAAAAATAATAGATATAACTTCACACCCTTTCCTTCTTTCTGAAGTTTTCCACTACTCTAGCAAGAGACGGATCAACCTCAAACATAAACTTTGTGTTCAGACGTGTGCCGCTATCAAGAACTCCATAGACTCCAGTCTCAAGAATAGTGTCCATCGCTTTTTGCATGGAAATGATCACTCCATAATATTCACATTCTTCGGGATCGTCCCATGTCGGATCAAGAACAACACCAGTTTCCTTATCTACACACCAAGCATGTTCCATTGGAAATCCGATTGATGGACGCAAAGCATACCCTTCAACATAGCATATACCATCATTAAGATGCCGATAACAAAGCTCCATTGCGTTTTTATAGCACATTTTTATTATGCCTCGCTTACCAATAAAAGGCATAGCAACAAAAGGTTTGCCATGCTTCAAAACAAACCTCTGCATCAAAGCAGGATGCCCAAGCTTTTCAAATCCGTCAACTGTTTGTTGAAGATAGGCTTGAACATTACTCATGGTTGTTTTTGATCCTCTTTTCGTGTTGGTAGATGTAATATAATCAATCCAGCAAAAACAAAAAGAATTGCTAGGATAGGATGAATTGGAAATGATAGAAAAGCAATTAACCAAGCCGAAACTACAAGAGATACTTTTCCGCGCTTGGTAAACATGTTACTTTCCTCGTTTAGGCAGCGTGAAGTGAACTTCTCCATCTATCCCCAAAACTTCTAATTTTTCATTTACTGGAATCGCACGCATCATTTTCATAACCTGATCAAATGTCCATTCATGCGTTGAAATATTGTCCCGATAGCGAACAGCATAAAGAGGAGCACCATTAGCTGAAAGGATTGGTTTCATTTTAGGTTCCAATATCCCAATTGGTTCTCCCGGCAAGTATGGATAATTATATGTGCGGGGTTTCATTCCTTTGGCTCTTTGAAACGAACTTGCCAAAGACGCCATTTCATAAACGCTTCTGTTTCCGCCATCGCTACAGTTTTACTCATGTAATAACGTGGAAATCTATCTTGCCCATCAATATTACATTCTTCTGGTAAATTAATCTCTACTTTCCAATGACCACGATCACAATAAGATGGTCGGGGTTCTAACCAAGCAATCATTTGTTTATTAGCCCAACACTCTAGAAGGTTAGGATATTCTCTGTTTCTGTGCGGCAGCCAAACCAATGGCGTGGGCTCTTTCAATTTGGCCATATCTAGCATTTCTATGTTTCCTCAGTTGAGCAGCCAAGTGATCCGGTCCAATTTACCTATCAGAGCTTCGTTGTCAAATGTAAACCTCACCAAGTTGAGCCGGCGCAAACGTTTCAAAAACATTATTGTATCATGCGCAGAAAATCCTGTTTTTTTCATAGATGCTATAATCTCATCAACATCAACCATATGACAATTCTTACTATCATATGGTGCAAATGTACGCATAAAAGTTTTCCAACGTGCATCAAACTTTTCAATATCATCCAGTTCCTCTTTAAGACCTGGAGGAAATTCATCAGATGATCCGGGGCGCCATTCCAGGATCATCTTAGCAGAAACCACAAGTGGCTTTTTTAATGCGCTTCTTTTGATGCTCATTACGATCCCTCTTTTTTAGTGTGGTAGTGGTGTCAAAACAATAACTGTTTTCTCCTTGTCTTTGGATTGAAACGTCCAATGCAATAGAGAACTTACTTTCAAATCTTGTAGAACATCTACCAGATAACAATCAACGTTGCCATCATCCTTTTTCAACGTGACAGTTTTCGTATTTTCCTTTCTATTGGCGCTGCTAATAGGAGGAACAACATCATGACCATGGATTACCCAGGCATCATGCATCTCGCCGCCTTTGCGCTCTTGTAACCAATACTCTCGGGTGCGATCTTGATATACGACATGTCTCTCACTCATGGTGGAGTACCTTCTTCTTGAGGTTCGTCGGTTTTTTTCTTGATTGATAGTTCTTCTAGTTTTGCGCCGTCAGCTATCGCTTTTTTGAACCAAGTAGGTTTACGTCCTAATCCTGTCCACGTTTCTGTTTGGTTGTTTGGATTGCGATATTTGGCTAACGTTCTGCTACCCTTTCGTGGCCTAAGCATATTACTGCCTAAGACTTCCTCCAGAGAGAACGAAGTTCCCATTCGTTTGTTCCAGGTGGTCAGACGTTTTTGGAACTCTTTAGCAATCTTGGAAATGCGGCCATGTTTAGCCTTCTGACGCTCCAGTTCTTTTTCCAATGTCATAAGCTCTGACAAAGACATTTTGTCAACAAGATTTTTCACTTGTTTTGATAACTCTGTTTCGGCCATTTAGTTATCCTTTCATCGCTTTGCCAAAGTCTTTCAAAAATTCATCAACATTTTTTGCGCCGCTAACAATCAGCATAGAGTTGCAGCCCTTCTTTACAATATCTGTAACATGGCCGCAAGACTCACATATGCCGGTCGTGAATATTTTATTTGGCGTTGCCATCGTCTGCCGCGATTGGCACTTATCGCAAGTGAATTTTTGATGGATGGTATTACCCTTTGCTATTTCAATTGCAAATGTCGCTGCAACATCAGCAAAAGAATAGTCATTCGGTTTCGGTTCTTTCATGGCTTATCCCATCCGAACATGGAACGGCGCAGCATGATTGTTTGGATTTCGTCAGTGGCCTTCATCTTGTCATTGAAAGAGGCCACGGGAAAGGCTTTAGGAAGGGGATAGTACCCTGGTGATTCACGAATGATCATGATCAGGCTACCATCGGCCGGATGTTCAGCGGCGCAAGCCTCAGGCAACTCGCTGTTGGGGATGCTTGGCATGCTTGTAGGCTCGTTCTTTCAGAGTTTGTGTGGCATGCTCGGCAATGGAGATTTTTTTCTTCCTTGCCTGAAGAGTTAGCTTCTCATACACAGAAATGGGTATTGTAATGACAAATTTCAATACCAATTCCGGGGAGTATTCTTTCGCCATTTTTTCAGCATGATTATGATTGAAGCGAAGTCTTGGCATGGCAACTCTCCCGAACTCCGCGTCAGCTTACCCTGTTGAACCTAAAGTTTGCACCCCTAAGACCAACAAGCCTCACTGACGCGGAGCCCATCAACCCGTGCAGCACAGAGAAGGAGGTAGAACGTGCTGCACGCGAACATTTCTATCAGAGTACGACAGCCTTGTCTAGCGTGCGCCGATCTCCTTTAGGGCATTGTCACGGGCCACATTGACCTCTGCTTGTGCCTTGGCGCTCCCATTGGTGTTGCCCATGTCGGGGTGCAACTCGCGGCATTTCACGCGCCATGCATCGTTGATTTGCTTCTCAGTAGCACCTCTAGGAACGCCAAGGATGGCCCAACAGGACGGGGGAGCGGGCAACGCTGGCACCGCGATAGCTTCATATGTGCGTTCCTGAATTTCTGGCACACCCCATTCGCTGATTTTTTCTAGATTTTTAATCGTAGAAAGAATGGCCTTTAGATTGTCGCGCACCCTAAGCCATTTGTCACAGGGCAAGACAATGGATCGTTTCACCAACAATCCATTCTGCCGGGTCGTCCGATTGTAACGGACCACGACTCCCGGATCAACTGTTGGATGATTCGCACGTTCTTTATTGACAATATCCTCTATCCAATTTTCAAAATTTCTGATGCCATAAGTTTTACCAGTTATGTATTGCTGAATATATGTGTTTAGATAACCAGCAACAAAGTCATCTGCATGCATTTCTTTTTCACCAAAAGGCTGATGAAGATTGCAGCTGATTTCCAGATCAGTACATTTAATAGATGCCAGATATTCTTTGAACTCAGTCACAACCAAGGGCAGTTTCATTTGAAACTTGTGCTTGCGGCGATCACAAGCTCTTGTACGCGAAAAGCCTTCTGGCCATTCTAAGGGATACTGTCTCATTCTCATCTCCCTGAACCTGTATCTGGCCGACGCTTCACATATTGATCCATCATCCTTGCCTTTGTCAAAGCTGCTTTTGTAGGAGGAAATTTTAGATTAAAAATTCTCCTATAATGACGATTTTCCCATATTATGTTTACCATTTCTTCATAAGTTAAATTAGACTCAGCCAGAAATTGTGATACTGCTTGTTGTTCTCTTGTCATTTGGTTTCTCCTGGAACAAAATTCCACTTTTCTAGAGGCAATGTATCGGGCCGACGTTTCACATAGTCAGCTGCGGCAAACATTGCTTCTCGGCGCGCATCCTCTTCCATGTCGCCATAGCCAAACACGCGAGGGATACCATTAGGGTCTATGCCGTGAACCCTAACTGACGAAAGTTTCGGTTTTCTTTTCATGAGTTTTTACCCTTAAGAATAGTTTCAATACGCTCCCGTAAATCTTTGGCAACGTTTTGTTTACCATTTTTTTCAAACAGATCAGCTGCCTTAGACCATTTTTGGCAGGCTTCATTTATTTTTCCACGGCGGTAAAGTTCATCACCTTCTATCTGAAGAGTTAGAGTTTCTAGTTGCATTTTTTTCTCCTTGGGGGTTAGTGGCGCGTAGGATGAGCGATTAGTTGTCAGTAATGAACCAGATTTCCTAACCACCTCTGACATCGCTCTAGACTCTCGCCAAGACGCCCACGCGCGCCTACAGGAGACTCAGGCAGTCAGGAGATTCCTGAAAGCATGTTTTTCTTACTATCACAAATAAGTGAGAGTTGGAATTCACAATTAAGTTACTTGGATCACGAAAACGTTACTTGCTCTGAGCAACGTATTGTGCATCTGTGAATGAGAGATAGAGGGAGGCCGAAGCCTCCCCTCCCATTTTCTGACTAGCTATTCACGACGATGGTTTCATTATCCAGCCGGTTCTGCATTATGATCCCAACAATGATTGCCATATAAGTGGCTGTTGCCAAGATACTGTAGCTTCGTGGAATGTCATAGGCGATTACCAGAGCATCCAAACTGTAAATGCTCGGGCCGATGGAGATAACAAAGGCCAGCATCATGAGATATAGAACCTCAGGGAGATAGAAGAAGCAGCATACCCAATCTCCCTTATCAATTGGGTTCCAACTCGGAATCCGCTTGATGCCATCGGTAAGCGTTGCAACAAGACAGATCACAAATAGTCCAGCTGCGGCCAAAGGAGAAAACAGACCAACGATAAGAGCCATTCCAGCCGCGAATTCCACCGTTGGGACAAACCATTGGTTGAAACCAACGTAGGGGACTTTTGCCGCCGTGAGAGTTTCAACCAATGAGGCGTGGCGGGCGGCATTAAAGAGCTTGTGATAGCCGCTTGTCGCAAAGAACACGCCCAGGATGATGCGATTGGTCGCTGCTAACACATCCATTGAAGGGATGCCAATACCAGTGTAAAGTAGGTCCAACATGACACTTGCTCCGTTGCATGAAGGGTTATGGGGATACCGCAAGAGCGGTTACTGTAGCGAGGGCCAGGGCACCGCTGGCGTAGGCATACATGCCGCTTCCCTCAATGAAGGCGAGGAAAAAGTAGATGGCATGGGCGCAGCCATTGCAGAGGTGAAAGCGTTGGGGATGGCGCTCATAAACATTCCGTGCCCAGATGCGAAATTCAGTGAGAATGATCATGGCACTTCCTTTCCATTAGCTAGAGCGACAACATGGTCGGGAGCTTCCTTGACGAAGGAAACAACGTCTATGTTATCCTCCGTATGGTCGTAACCAACAACAGGGCGAATATCAAAGACCAGAGCAGTCATTTGATCCTGTCCTGGATAACAACCTCCTGGTTTAATTTCCCGAACTGTGTCCATGTTTATCCAACACTCACGCCCATTCATTTGCGTGAGTTTAATAAAGTTGGGATTGCGCATGATCTACTCCTAGAGTCCAAGAGCCAGAGGCAAGCCGATAATGATAACAGTCACCAGACCGGCGCCGCCGAACACAACCAGTAACCAAGTGATTACTTGTCTGATCATTGTTTCCTCCTTACATTCCGAAAGGAAGGGCGAAAGGAGTCCGAAACAAAATCGGATTCCACATGAACCAGAATGGAGGCCACCAGATGAGATAAGGGTTTACCATGACGTTTCTCCGGGTTGATAAAAGAGGGGACTTTTTTCTCCTCTTTTTGATAGGACAAAAATTAACGTTCTTTCTCGGTATGGTCAAGAAGACCAAACATAGAACGAAAACACAATTAAGTTACTTGGATCACGAAAACGTTACTTGTCAACTTAATTGTGTTATGCTTAGTGGTGTGAAACACATACAAGGATGCAACAGTGTGGTGCTAGGGACTCTAAGGAGACTATTTCATGCGAACCAAAAGCGAATGGAAACTAATCTTCCAAAAACTACAAGGTAACCTACATGAATATACATTACAAATTCAGGCCAATCTTCTTGGCTATAGGAAAACATCACTTCATCGGGCAACGGATGCCGATAATTTAACAAACGCTCTTGAGGCTCTAACTGAGGAACAAGCTGGCGATCTATCCGTGGCGCGTCTCATGCTTCAGCGTATCAAAGAAGAAATTGATGCATATGAAAATGTGAAACACGATCCATCACAAATGGGGCCGACACTGGACAACATTCGGTATATCCTAAAACCGATGGGATAATAAATGAATGAAGCGGGTCAAGGTTTGTAAAGGTTGCGGGAAAGGGAAGGGTGTTGTTCCAGTAGGAAGTAGCTACTGGCATGTTTCCTGTTGGAAAAAGTTCCAGGATAGAGTAAAGAACCACTTGCGCGGGGATGCTGGTAAGGGGTTTATCACAAAGGAGTATAAAGTATGACACGAGAACCAAAACGCATGGAAGATATGGATATTCACGGAGCACTTTTCGGAATGTGTTATGCTGAAGGAGGTTTGATAGAACTCTATATTGAAGATGATGGATGGTGGCATTATAAATGTAGTTTCAATAAGCTATGGTTAACTGACTTTATTGCTGTGGCAAAATCTATGAAATCCACATTGGAGCCAAAACCAAAATGTCGGTGAAGCGTGAATGTGGTGACTGCACACTCTGTTGCAAACTTCTAGCGATTCCTGAACTCGGGAAGCGCAAGGATGTTTGGTGTCCAAATTGCGATCAGAGCGGCAACAAATGTATGGTCTATGAAACACGTCCTGATTCCTGTCGGGCTTTTGATTGCCTTTGGTTACATGGATATGGAGGAGAAGAGTTATGGCCAAGAAAGAGTCACATTGTAATGGGCACTACAATAAACGAAGAATGTAATCTAGTTCTTTATGTTGATAAGTTTTACAAAGATGCTTGGCGAAAAGAACCATGGGATTCTTTCATCAATTCTTTTCTCAAAAAAACCGGAAAAAAAGTCTTCATTGTTTGTGGAGATAAACGCACTGTTCTTTTTGGTACGCATCAAGAAACGCCTTGACAGTGTTGGCACTCTAAGGCAGAACGCACATGGAACTCCCAACTTACAAGGAAGCTGTTCGCATAATGGGTGAGAACGGTCTTCTTACCCTTTCACAAGATGGTTGGGCGTTTCTTCAACGTGATCACCCTGAACTCGCAAATCTTCTCTTCAATATGTCTAAAACGAACAAAATCACAACCGAACATGTCACTGGCATAGGGTTCATTCTTGGCCTTATGCTACAAACCAAAAAATAGGAAATCCAAATGTCAGAAATCGCGTCTTTACAAAGTAAGATTGATGAGGCCGTTGCTGGTCTTGGTCAAAGAGTAGAAGCCGGCGTTATAGCCATTCGTGCCGATGAAAAAGCCAAGGCACACATAGCTGTTATTGACACTGCAATGAATGTTCGCGACAAAATCAATAAAGAATATGATAAACAAAACAGAGCAGACACACCGCCAGTTTTTGATGTAAATGATCGCACACTGATGTTGCAAAGGCCCGGTTTCAGCGCCAGTCGTGTAAAGACTCTAAAGAAAATGGAAGAGCGATTAAAGCGTCTGGAAACAGATTTGAATGCAGCGCTTGCATCTCATGCTACAACAAACACGACAGAGATTGAAAATGCTTACACGAAGCTCGCCAAGACAACCGAAGAAGTCTCAAAGGGCGCCGATGATACCAAATCAAACACCCCTGAGTAGTCTTGAAGAGCGAATTGAGCAGGCAGTGAATGAGCGAATGGTTCCTTTACTGCTTGCCAACGAATTAAAACGCCATACACGACGCGGGCGGCGCAGCTGTGACTGTGAGTATTGTAAGGTAAAGAGAACACCAATCTTTGTTTATCCTTCCCAAATGTGTCAATACCATTTTCTTGAAATGGAAAGTCGCGTGCACTTAATTCGGCTCAAACAAATTAATGATATTCGTAAAAAATTAAATGCAATAAAAGAAAAATTTGGAGATATGCAAAAGAAAGACAAATTTGATGACAAAATGAAAATGACAATATTTCCGAATGGAACGATGAGCGTCAATCTTTTCTCTGTGCGCAATGTTCCGACTTAGATTTCCATGCGAATTGAATGGAGCGTTTCCGAGGCTAAAGAATAAGCCTCAAAACTGGTCAACTGTTTCGGATTAGGACATAACTCTTTACCCTCATCAAAAGTCATATCCGTAGCGCCGCACAAAACACATGTGCCGCGAAACTCTTTCTTTTCTCCTGACGTTCTATAGATCAGGTGTTTCTCATGCACCTGTTTCATTCTTGGCATGGCTTCCTCCGTATTTTAATTTACTTTCCTCTAATGGTTTTAGGGGCAGATGATTTAGCATCGTCATATGGTCCGCCTGTCGGGGCTGGCAATAGTTTTGGTTTGATGATATCCCAATTCTCTATAACTTCCATTCGTTCAGTTTTAATCTTTTTTGATTTGACAAGTTTAAGCGATTGTTCATCAAACGTAATAGTATCGTCAGGACCACCCTCTAGTTTTAATCTTTGTGGTTGAACGTTATAACGGATACACCCATTGAACCACTCAACTCTGGTAACTACAATTCCTTTGAAACCAGAAATAATATCTTTCACCTCATCACCCATCGCAAACTTGAACTCACAAATATTAACCGTTCGGCCTTCTTTAATTCTTGCCATAGTTTCCTCCCATATGGTGATTTGGAGCCGACTGAGGGATTTGAACCCCCGACCCACAGTTTACAAAACTGTAGCTCTACCACTGAGCTAAGTCGGCTAATTTAAAAGGCCGGGAGAAGTCTGATATCGGATTGACTGAGGGGGCTTATCAGACTTCTCCCTAAACTAGACCTACCCTGTTGGTCACTAAAGTAAATCTAGCCTGCCTCAATCATTACAACAAGTCCATGTTACTTGTCAAGCCTTATTGACTTTTCTTCATCTTTCAGGTATACTTACTCATTACAACTAGAGGATTCATCAATGGATATCAATGAACTACATGTCGTCTGGGGTGTTGATCGGACGGTATATATCACACAACTTCAAACACAGACAGCCAACATTGCGACGTTACAGCACAAATACTACAAAATCTTCCTTGACACCAAAAAGGAACTACGCAAGGCTGAAACCGAATATGCCAAATTAAAGGTCATAAAATATACCCATTACGATCAAGGCCCCTCCAAAGAAACAAAGAAACAATATGATTGGGCCAAAAAAGGTCCAGCAAAAGGGGCGGCAATGACCAAAAAAGAATTGGATATCTATTTAGATGCAGATGATGAATTGTTGGCTCTAAAAGAAATTGTTGATGAAGTAAAAGATAAAATGGAATTTTTGGAAGAGATTTTAGCAATGATAAAGAATAGAAGTTTTCATCTCAAATTGATTTTTGATGTAGAGAAGTTCAAGAATGGAGAATAGTGCATACAGTTACTGTTTGCTTTTATGACCACGTTTATTTAAGAATAAAATGTGAAGAAGCTGTTGCTAGAGAATTAGACGATTGTTTTAAGTTTCTAGTTCCAAATCACAAATACCATCCCCTTTTCAAGAAGAAACTATGGGATGGCTACATACACCTTTTTTCCTTCAAAAAACGTACTCTTTATAGCGGGCTTCTTCACTATGTCAAGAAGTTCTGTAAAGAGCAGGATTATAAATTGGTTCTGGAAGGCGACTTTCATGACACCAATTTTTCTGTGTTTGAAGCCAAGGAATTCATACAAACCCTAAATCTTCCCGAAGCACTCACTCCTCGCGACTACCAAATTGACGCTTTCATTCATTGTATCCGCAAACATCGGGCGCTGCTGCTGAGCCCCACAAGTAGCGGTAAATCTCTTATTATGTATCTAGTAACCCGTTACTTGGACAAACCAACACTTATTGTGGTTTCCAACACTACTCTCATACATCAAATGGTAGGAGACTTTGCCACATATGGATACACTGAGAAAATACATAAGATATACTCTGGCCAAGAAAAAGATAGTGGCGAAAAGGTGACAGTTACGACTTGGCAAAGTGTTTTCAAACAACCGGCCGCATGGTTCCAAAAGTTTCAGGTCATCTTGACTGATGAAGCTCACCACATCAAAGCCAAATCACTTGTGGAACTTATGTGCAAAACCACAACAATTGCCCACAAATACGGATTTACTGGTTCCCTGGATGGTTCGGAAACATCTCAAATCGCACTTGAAGGGCTGTTGGGGCCGCTATACAAGACCACAGACGCGAAAACTCTAATTGATCAGGGCTTTGTCTCAGATTTGCGAATTAAATCAATTATTTTAAAACACCCTGAGGATCATTGCAAACTTCTATTGAAGAACCAAAAACAGCTAGAAAAGCAGAAAAGATACCAACTAGAAATAGATTGCCTTGTTTCTCATCAGAAAAGGAACCAATTTATTGCCAATCTAGCGTTTTCTCTGGAAGGAAATACTCTTATTCTCTATAGATATGTTGAGAAACATGGAAAATTACTTTATGATATTCTAGAAGAAATGAGTAGATATTCTTCATTACATAAGTTCCCAATCCATTTTATTCATGGAAAGGTTGATTCTGAAGAAAGAAACGAAATAAGAAAGGTTGTTGACAACTCTAAAAATTCCATTACGATAGCTTCTCAGGGCACCTTTTCTGAAGGCATATCTATAATAAATATCAATAATATCATCTTTGCGAGCCCATCAAAATCTCGTATCTTGATATTACAAAGTCTTGGTAGAGGTATGAGGAAGTCAGAAAACAAGTCAGTTTGTGACGTTTACGATATATCTGATGATCTATCCATAGGGAAACATAAAAACTATACCCTATTTCATGCCGCCGAACGACTTAGGTATTATATAGAAGAAAGGTTTGACTATCAAATCTACAATGTCAACCTGTAAGGAGAACTAATGGATAACGTTATACTTCATATCCGTCTAATCAATGGAGAACAAATTACAGCCCGATATCATTCAGACGATAATGATACTCAAACATTGATAGTAGAATACCCAATGCTTATAGAAGAAAAGGATGTGAATGGTGTTCCTGCTGTTAATCTTGTCAAATATCTCCCTTTCACTGGCGAAAGCGAACAATTTTTGCTCTTGAAAAAAGATCACATCCTTGCTATAAGCCCCGTGACACATGAGTTTTCCACCTACTATTACAACACCATTCACTATAACATGCTCTTCGTGCAACCAAACCAAGAAGGTAATTTGCAGCGAATCAATGCAAATCTAAAGATGGTCCTATCAAAAGACAATCAAGAGTTTTTGGATGCTATGAAAAAGCATCAAAATCAGATTCCAGGCGTTATCTCGGATAAAATGCACTAACATGATCTTCAAACGTTTCAACCAATGGAGAGAACATCTAATGGAAACTGATGATTGGGAAACAGCTGATCACTGGAAGAATCTCAGAAATTGGATGACATGGCCGCGTAAACAAAAATGGCAAAGACGGCCGATATTAGAAGGTAAATATCATGTGGATGTTACTCCAGGACATGGCCAGCTGGAGTACAAAGTCTATAAAGGACCAAAAAGTAGAACTGGTCATATTGGGCGTTTCTATGTGCGTTCTAACACTCATTTTGGCCGCCCTGTGCTTTCTGTCATGAATGCCCATGTTGAAGAAAAACACCAACACCAAGGTATTGCCAGCACAGTCTACAATATGATAGAACATGATACCAAGTCTACAGGTCTAGAACTTTGGCCTCATGGAAGACAGGAATATGAGACATCCGAAGAAGCGAAAGGACTCTGGAAAAAACGCGATCCAGAAAAAGCAAAAAAAATGTGGGGAGAGTCTAGTTGAACTTAGCTTCTGTAAAAATGAAAATTCAGTTGTTGATGAAATAAAAGCCACAAACGTATCAGTGCATATTGAAAGAATGAATGATGGGGAATATTGGATGCGTATTGGTGAAAGTGAGTTTGATGCGAGCACAAAAAAACGCGGTAAACTAATCATCGTTCCAAGGATAAGAAAATGAACCGCTATGTCGTAACACTATATAGCATAGATGGATATAGCACCATCTGTGAAACAGTTGATGCAAATAGTATGAATTCTGCTGTGGCTCTTGTAAGATTTACAAAAATTAAACCTAAAGACCTGTATCAATGGCATGAGAAAAGTGTTGTTCGTATAGATGATGGAATAGGAAAAAGAAATGGTGATTAAACACTCCTATAACTACTGGCACCAATATGAAGGAAGTTATTGGGAGCCGCTAACTGTCACCAACTATTATCTTTTTGGTTTCTGGATTTGGCGAAGTGTGAAATTATGTGCAAATTATAAGTGGATACAAGAAAACCCTCATGATTGAAGGTCACAAAATGCCGGAACCAACACCGCATCAAAAAGATGATCCTGTATTTTTTCCTGTAGAGAAACGGAAAATCTTTGTTTTCGGTTCCAATGAAGCTGGCCGGCATGGAAAAGGTGCGGCTCTTTATGCTTATAGAAATCATGGAGCGATCTATGGCCAAGGAATAGGATTGCAAGGTGACTCTTATGCCATCCCAACAAAGAACAAAGATTTAATCACTTTACCTCTAGAAAAAATTCAATATCATGTTCATATTTTTTTATGCTTTTCAGAGATACATAAAGAATGGGACTTTATTGTAACAAATATTGGTTGTGGTTTAGCTGGTTACACTCCTGAACAAATTGCTCCAATGTTTCAACTTTGCAAAGACCAGCCAAATCTCCATTTCTCCAAAGAATTCAAAGACGTATTCAATCGCAAACTTTCCTCTTGACACGTTGAATCCTCTCCCCTAGTGTCCATATTGGCACTCTTTTATAGGGGAATGAAACATGTCCATAAACAAGATTGCTTTGCTCCGTCTGGCTGATAAGCTGGAAGGAAAGGGACCATATATAAAAGATGGCCCGATCAAAAAATCACGGTTCAGAATGGACACTTGGATTGAAACGTCAAACGTCCAAATGCAATTTAATAAAAACTTGGGAAAAGATGTTGTTCTTCCCAATCTCACCTGTGGAACATCAGCATGTGCCGCTGGCTGGGCTGGTTCTGATCCTTGGTTCCGTAAAAGAGGATTCTATACAACTCCATATAATAATGTACTTTATAAAGGTATAGCAGATTTTAGTGCAGTTGCGAACTTTTTCAAAATTGATTTTGGCGCGGCGCGGGAGTTATTTTCAGGTGAATTCACTGATTCTCCAAAACATGTGGCCTGGAAAATTCGTATATATGTAGAAACCTACAAGCGCGAAAGAGAGGATGCGCTATGAACACGGAAGCTCTCTTAAGACTAGCCGACAAGTTGGAAGGTAGCGGACCCTATGCGGAAACTGGTCCTATTCCAGCCGAACGATTTAATATGTACAAGTGGATGAATGTATTTATTCCTGGGGGGTTGCGAAATTTTAAGATATTCAAAGGAAGATATATTGTTCATGAAAACCAGTGTGGAACAGTAGCATGTGCTTGTGGCTGGGCTGCAACTGATCCTTGGTTCCAAGAAAGAGGATTATATGTTTCCCCTTTCAATGAAATTTTGTATTTTCCATCTGAAGAAAATAATGATTCTCTTAAGGATTTCGCAGCAATAGCACATTTTTTTGAAATATCTCATGAAAGCGCCAGATATCTGTTTATGCCAACTGCAATTCGTAGACAACGCCCAATTGATGTAGCTATGCAAATCAGAAAGTTTACCAACATACCCCATGTTTCACCTTCTCGCAACCCTGTGACGGGAGTGTAACCCATGAACAAAGAAGCCCTCTTGAGGTTAGCCGACAAGTTAGAAGGAGTCGGGCCTTATAAGAATAAAGGTCCGGTGCCAATTCATAGATTCAATATGAATTGGTGGTGTGAGGATGAGTTGGTGGAAAGCAAAGCCAAATACAATGAAAAGGCAAAGGCTGTTGTCGCGGGTCTAAATCTTTCTTGTGGTAGTTCTGCTTGTGCGGCTGGTTGGGCTGGTAGCGATCCTTGGTTTAGAGACAGAGGATTTTATACTACTCTAAATGGTGTTACCTATAAAGGACATAGTGATTTTGATGCCTGTGAAGTATTTTTTGATATAAGTCGCTATGAAACTTCTGTATTGTTTGCTGGAGAAGAAGATGAAGACCCAGAAGATAAAGCTAAAGAAATTCGGGACTTTGTAAACAAAAACAAATCGCGAATATAATCCTTTAACAGGAGTCTAAAAAACGTGGCTGGCATCATGCAAGAATGGACACAAATAATTGGTATGAGGCATCAGGGAGTTTTAGTGTCTGCAATGCGTGGTTGTGATCTTGCACCGAGACACGATCCTAGTAAATTCGCACAACG